CTACATAGAGCCGGCTCTTAAGTTTTGGAGGGAGCACGTACTCACGGGTATTTCTCCGGATTTCGACGAGAAAAAGGATGCTGAGATTATAAAGGTACTCCGCAAAAATACGGTTGAGGTTACGGACAAGGATATGTCTAAATTGATGACCGAGGCGGATCGTTTGAAAGAGCAGATTGACCGTGCAGAGGCTCGCATTGAGGACAAGAAAAAACGTCTGAAAGAAATTGACGACACGTTGAAAAAGTACATGTCTAATCTATTCCGATATGGGGACAAAAAAGTCGAATTAAACGGCAAAAAATACATTTGGACTCTCACAAAGAGCGAGCGTAACGGCTTAGACAGTACGGCATTAAAGAAAGACTTGCCGGACGTATACGGTAAATATACAAAAAAATCAGAAGTTTATACTTTGAAGAAAGAACATATTGAGGAGGATTAAAATATGAGTAAATTTAAAGTGGGCGACAGAGTTCGTGTGAGAGAAGATTTAAACAGTAGCCGTTTATATAACGGTATCGCATTTTCACCGCTAATGACAACATTTAGAGGCAATGTGTACACGATCGACGAAGTCAATGATCCATCGTATGTGTATAGGTTAAAAGGAAACGACGACGTCGACAAATGGTTTTTTTCGGAAGATATGCTTGAGCTGGTAGAGTTCACAAAAGACAATTTGAAAAACGGAATGATTGTAGAATATCGAAACGGTAAACGTAGAATGGTTCTCGGAACTAATCTGATAGGATTAGATGGAATTAACCAATTTGAATACTATCATGATGATTTAACTGTGACTGAGAATTTTACGACGTTAGACATTGTAAAAGTGTTTGACGTTCCTAATTTAGAATGTAAAATCACTGACATTTTTAAACCTAACAAATCACGTCTAAGTCTTTTATGGGAGCGAGAAGAAGAGGTAAAAGAAGAGTTAAAAGAAATCACAATGGACGACATCGAGGAAAAATTCGGTTGCAAAGTAAAAATTATAAATAACAAGGAGGAAAAATAAAATGGCAAAAATGAAATTAGCAGAAAGCGGTTTTACACTTATTCCGGAGGGAGTTACTACTTTTAAGGTAATGGAGGTTGACGACAGCAAGTACGACGATTTCGGAAAATTGATCGTTAAGTTGCAGACAGCAAAAGGTGAGAAACACAACGAGCAGTTTACACTTACTAAAAATAACGGCGAGTTAAATGAGGGAGCGTTAAAAGCATGGAGCTATTTCGCTCGTACGTGTCTTAACAACTTCTCAGCGGACGAAATCGACACGCAGGACATTGTTGGTTGCTATATTATGGCGACAGTAAAACATGAGAAATATACGGCTACAAAAGGCGAGAGGGCAGGTCAAGAAATGACGAGTGTTAGATTGAATGACTACAATACGGCAAGTGGTTTCGGTGAGTTTGTAAATATGACCGACGGTGTTGACGAATTGGACGAGTTAGAGAATGAAGATGACCTTGACAGTTTCCTTGATGACTAATGGCTAAAGAAAAAAAGTTACAAGATAAATGTATCGGATACTTAAAAAGTCAAGGGATTTATTATCTTAACTTGTATGGAGACGGTTTCTCGGGAAAAGGGAAACCGGACCTCTTGACTTGTATTAATGGTCGGTTTGTGGCGTTTGAGCTTAAGGTCGGCTCGAACGATATGCAGGACGATCAGAAAATACATAAGTTAAGGATTGAGCGGTCAGGTGGACTGCATTATGCACCGTATACATTGGAGGAATTTATAAACATAGTGGAGGATTTAAAATGCAAATATTAAAACAAATTACATTCGAGGAGGCACTCGCACATATTGAACAAGGTGGAAAGGTGTTCATTACTACTTTTCAACAGAATAATCCAGTTTTGAAGAAATTAGAAACAATGACAGTCGGTCAAGTTATAAAGAACAAAGAAAAATATGTTTTTCAGATTGTGGAGGAAAGTGATAATGACTGAATCAGATAGAATCAAAAAATTTATTGAGTTTATGCCAACCGGATTCGAGAATACCGTCCCAGAGTTGCAAGCGTTGGGATTTTTCACAGCTCCGGCAAGCACCAAATATCACGGAGCATATCATGGTGGACTATTCGATCACTCGCTCACTGTAGCAGAGAATCTTGTAAAAATGACTAAAAAACTCGGTCTAAAATGGGACAGAGAAAGATCCCCGTATATCGTCGGAATGTTCCACGATATTTGTAAATGTGACAACTATAGATTTGATATTGAGACGGATAAATATATCTGCAATCCCGATATAATTATCCCGGGACACGGTGATAAGTCAATCATTATGCTATCTAAAAACATGGATTTGACCGATGAGGAGATCGCTTGTATCAGATGGCATATGGGGGCTTTTGAGACAGATCCGAAAATGTGGAAGTATTACGGTCGAGCAATCGAGGAATATCCAAATGTACTATATACTCACACCGCGGATATGTTCGCGAGTCGTATCGCAAAAGTATAGACGGAATACAACTAAATGAGTGCCGTTAGAAAGGATTAAATAATGAATAAAGAAATTTTAAACGGTTCCGGATGTAAAGATTTGACGGCGTACGAGGCTATTAAAAATACCGAGCGTGAGGAACGTAAAAAACGGACAGACGAGGAACGTTTAACAAAATTAGTAATGACAATTTTTAATATATGCGAGTTAGCCGGTTTCCATGTAGAGGGACGTATTGTTCTGAAAGATAAAAAGACCGGTAAGATTTGGAGGTAAATATGACATTTAAAGAAAAATTACAACAGGAGACACCGAATAAAGTAGATTCCGCATGTGATGATGGCTGCGTAGGATGTCCAAGTGATTATGGGTATGAAAGAAGAGAATTAAGTGTGAAAAATTGCCGTAGCAATGGTGGTAAAGGGTGCGAATATTGTTGGAACCGTGAAATTTCCGAAGAATCGGACAACATCAATCATCCGAGCCACTACGAGACCGGACAATTTGAATGTATCGACGTAATGATCGAGACTCAAGGGGTTGAGGCAGTAAAAGGGTTCTGTAAATGTAACGCGCTCAAATATCTTTATAGAGCGAACCGGAAAAACGGTCTTGAGGATATGAAAAAGGCTATATGGTATCTAAATAAGTATGTAGAATTAGAGGGGAGAAAATGAGCACAAATAAAAAGCAGAAACCGGCTATCAAACAAGGGAATTTGTGTCGTTGTCCTACGTGTAATCGGTGTGTACGAAAAGACGAGCAGTTTTGCAGCAGATGCGGGACAAAAATAGTAAGACAATAAGGAGCGATGGAAAATGCAATATATTATTTTAGACGGAAAGACCCCGACGCATGGATTTAAAAATGGAGAGGGTGCGAAGTCATGGAACGAGGTGAAAGATTTTGATAATGTGGCGGTGATTGTACCGAACGGTTATGTCGTTCTCGACTTCGACACGACCTCAGACGCGGAAATAATGCTTAATATTGTAGACGCCTTAGACCTTAAATGTCGAGTGATGAAAACGACAAGAGGTATTCACTGTTGGTTCAAATCACCGGAGGAGAATCCAAAGAACTTTATAAAGAACCGTCTCGCTGTCGGTATATATTGCGACCGTAAGGCCGGTGGACGTAACGCCTACGTTAAGATTAAGCAGGATGGAAAGAATCGCGAATGGATTCGTAAGAATTACAAATCCGCCGAACTTGAGCCGGTTCCTAAGTTCTTATCCAGTGTATCCGCTCCGTCCGGTAAGTTCCAGTTTAAAGGCATGGGCGACGGCTCCGGCAGAAACCAAGAGCTTTATAATTATATCGTCTATCTACAAACTAAGAAATTTACTCACGAGGAAATTAGACAGACGCTTGAGGTTATCAATTCTCATGTGTTTGCTGACGCACTGCCGGAGGAAGAGCTACTAACAATATGCCGAGACGAGTCCTTTAAGCCGGACGACGTAATCGCCGAGCAGATTTCAAAGGCCGAAGATAAAAAAGTCGGATTCTCACATAACGAGTTCGGGGATCAGTTGATACAAGAGTTTCATATCATTGAGGTGAATGGCGTCTTATATGTCTATGAGGACGGTTATTACCAAGCAGACGACAAAATCATCGAAAACAAAATGATTGAGTTGTATCCGGGCATTTTGCAACGTCAGCGGACGGAGGTACTAGCTTACATAAAGATTAAAACTCATGTGAACGCTGCGGATTTAAAGGTCAACCCGTATATCATAAATCTCCGCAACACGAGGCTTGATATTCGGACAAGTACCTGTATTGAGTTTACACCGGAGGCGATAGAGTTCGACAGAATCCCAGTGACATATGACCCGTCGGCGTATTGTGCGGACCTTGATAAGATGCTCAACCGTGTATTCTTAGGGGACAGAGAGGTTATCAATCTGTTTGAGGAAATGTTGTGAGCTATCCTCTTGAAACATAACCGATACCAAAAAGCCTTTTTATTCTATGGGCAAGGTTCGAACGGTAAAAGTACGATACTTGACTTAATCAAGACGTTTCTCGGACCTCGTAACTATTCGGCGATTGCTCTTGAGAAAGTAACTGACAAATTTAGCACCGCAGAGCTTGAAAATAAATTGGCGAATATCGGCGATGATGTGGACAATGTTACTCTAAAAGATACCGGCACGTTGAAAAAATTATTCTCCGGTAACTCAGTCATGGTCGAACGAAAAGGGGAACGTCCTTTCACAATCGAGCCATATGCGACTCATGTATATAGTTGTAATGCGATTCCGAGATCGTTTGACAAGTCAGACGGATTTTACCGTCGATGGGTGCTGATTCCTTTTAATGCGAAATTCTCCTCCGACGACGAGGACTACGATCCGTTAATCGGTGATAAGATTACCGAGGATATTGCGTTATCCTATCTATTAAACATTGCGATTCGAGGTGCTCAGAGACTTATCCGATTGGGGCATTTTACAGAGCCTCAGAGTGTTATTGACGCATTAGAGGCATACAAGGCGGACAACTCGACAGTGCTTAGTTGGATTGAGGACAAGGAGTTGACGGAGGATTATTTCCTCGAGAATCCGAGGGATAAAACATACTCAGACTTTGTAGACTGGTGCAAATTATCCGGTATTAAGACAGCAAATGTGACGGGTAAAAAGACCTTTTTCAAAGAGGTAATATCAAAGTTTGACTTTGAAGAAAAGGCACGACAAAAGAACGACGGCAAGCGTTATTTTATGGTAAAGATTTAGGGGGTAATAAAATGGTATATTATGTATTGGCGTTTTTGTTGGGTGTAATCGGTGGAGCAAGTGCGTTGATTGTATTAGCGTTGATTTATGGATTACATGAGGAAAAAGACGCCTCACAGAACGCACAACAGAATGTAACAAAAACTGAAATCACAACAGAAAAAAATGGAATATAAAAATTTTATAAATTTCGGGCACAACAAAAACGACTGTCACAACAGAACTGAAAACCGTTTTGTTATGGTTTTTGTTATGGTACAAAGCCTATAAAATGGGCGTTTCTCTATAATATATAACACAATAACATATATTTCTTTTAATTAATAGAAGAAATAATATATAGTATATATAATAAGAGAAAATATATATGTATAAAGAGTTGACGAAAAAAAGTGTTTTTTGTTGTGCTAGATAAAAGGAGGCAGGTATGGAAGATAATGACTTGATTCGTAAAAAGCGGTATTTGAAACGCTATAAAAAAAATAACGCTCTGATTGATAGGCTTGAAAATAAACTTGCTGATTTAGACGAGAGAATATACAAGGTAAAATCTCCGAATTATTCCGGTATGCCTAGAGGTGGCACACCGATCACAATAGAAGATTTATTATCGGAAAAATTAGAAACCGAGGAGCGGATTGATCGGTTATGCGTAAAAGGTAAAAAACTAAGGTCGGAAACATTAGACAAGATTGACGAGTTAGAGGACCCTCGTCATGCCGAGATATTAGAATTGTTTTTTGTAAGTTGCATGAGCTTTGATGCGATTGCAGAAAAGACCGGCTATACTGAACGACATGTGATACGACTATATACAGAGGCTATTATGCTATTAGATTTTTAATGTCTATAAACTGTCACATATGTGACATTACATAAACGAGAATTTAATAGTATTATGATAGCGTAGCATTTTAACAAATGCACTAATTTAGTTGTAACCTCCGGCTATGAGAGACCCACAATATTGAGTAATCAGTATTGCGGGTTTTTCTTATGTCAAAAAATAAAAGGGAGGAGAACACATGTTATTAAAATCATGTGGTCGTTGTGGTAATCTAATACCATATGGAGCTACATACTGTAATACATGCAAGCCGATTGTAGAGGCTGAGCGTGAGGCACGTATGCGAGCGTCTAAGTTGGAGAGTAATAAGCGATACAATAAGACAAGAGACCCTAAGTATGTAAGGTTCTATAACAGTACTGAGTGGCGTACCTTATCAGCTAAGTACACGCAAGACAAAGGCTTTCGCTGTGAGAAGTGTGGAGCTATTGCTACAGAGGTGCATCATGTCAAGGCAATACAAACGCCTGAGGGTTGGGAGCGTAGGTTGGACTCTGATAACTTGGAATTATTGTGTAAGGCTTGTCACAATGAGAGACACGAACGATTTAAGAAGAGACAGAAATATTTTGAACGCGTTTAAATGCGATTTAAGACGTTTTTGTCGTTTAGACAATAAAACAATCGAATAATGAAATAAAATTGATTCTAGGTATGTATACGTAGCTCAGAGGGTAGGGGTAGGCAATATTCTACAGACTATTTAGGGGATAACGGTACAGGGGGAGGACATCGTAGAAAAAACTCCCCACGAGAAAATAAAAGGAGGTAACCTGCAAACATGGCAGAGTTAATCGTAAACAAAGGTGAACGTTATACCGTGGACCCGCTTTTTCAGTGGGATATTAACCAAACCTTGGAAATACACGGCTTGAGCTTAGCCTCGGATCCGGAAATACACTTTTCAACTGAGGTGTTAAACGGTGCGATTGTGAGACAAGCAACACGGGATAGTAAAGGGATAATTACGGTAAAAATACCAAACTCTTTGCTGCAAAAACCATACAAAATCGACGTTTTTGTGTGCGTTTATGAGGACGCTCGAAAAGTTGGTAATGCGACAGGGGTTATAAAAACCGGTGGAGCCGGTCAAGGTACGACAACGCGAGCGTTTGGTGAGTCCAATGGTACATTATACGCCGGCGGTGGGGGCGGTTCATGGTCTCCAAGTGGTCACACTGGTGCGGTCGGACAAGGCGGAGCCGGCGGAGGCGGTCGAGGTCGAAATAATGACAACAGTGGAAATATAGACGGTACAAATGGTACTCCGAATACCGGCGGAGGATTGGGTGGCTTTAGTGGTGCAAAAGTAAACGGACAAGGCGGTTCCGGTATTGTCATTGTACGTTGGGGATATTAGGAGAGGAAATGAATTAATGTATACAAAACAGACATTCGCAATTATAAAGGATGAAATTATAAAACAAGATATTGTTTGTGATAACTATGAGTTGGCTAATCAGTTAGCTCGAAGAGTGTACGGCGATGATGCTATCGCTGTAGATTCTAGTCAATATCCCGTAGGGGAGGGAGATTATTATATAAATGGTAATTTTTATTTTAAAGATAAAAAGACCTTAGTAACACGAGAGAATACATTAGAGGAGCAAATGGACGCTATCTTGGATAGAAAATTAAAAGAAAGGGGAATAACGCAGTGATAAAAGCAAATTTTAATTCGTATAATGCATACGTTACCGACAGTTTATATCAATGGGATAAAGATCGAATACTGAGTATTAACGGGTTGAATTTGGACGTTGCCCCGGAGATACATTTCACTAACATAAGTATGCAGAGAGCGGTCGCAAGACAATCTGTATTGTCTGACGGTGTCGTGACCGTAAAGATCCCAAACTCATTTTTGCAAGTTGCTCTTACAATAATGGCTTATATTGGAATATGGGAGGGTGACACGTTCAGAACGGTTGAAGTTGTCGAAATTACCGTGATTCCTAGAGTCAAACCGAGTGACTATACTCTTACCGATGACGACGAGGAAGTTTATTCCTTTAATCGTTTGGAGGCACTAGTTAGCGATTTGAGCAGTAAAAACGACGCTAATACGAGAAAAATAGACATTGTGATAGGTCGGATTGATACTCACGATTCTGATATTAAAAAACTGAAACAGAATATCAGTAGTCTCGAACAGGCGGACGTTCAAATTAAAAATGATATTGCGTTATTAAATTGTGAATTAGGTGAAAAATACATCAAATTCGAAAATGGATTTCTGCTACAATGGGGAACTGCGACACACGGGAAATATGCAACCGTAAGTAGTGATGTAAATTTACCCGTTGCTTATCGTGACGCAGGATACAGAGTGAGTTTAACGCCCGGAAGAAACGGTAATTTGATAAAGTAATTTTGGGTTGGCGATGCCGGCGGAAATAATACTAATAGAACACCAACGCATTTTAACGTCAGCTCAACTTCTGATGGTCCAACTTACGAAAGAGATATTGAATGGATCGCAATTGGGCGATGGAAATAAAGATTTAAAAGGGTTTTGAGTTATGAAAGATAATACATTATTGTTTGAGGTAAAAGGTCAATATATAGATCGGAAGAGCACACGTCTGAACTCCAGT